ACCTGAAGAAATCCTAACCCAGCCAGAGGCCACCCCGGTGGAGCCTGAGCAGAGCGAGGAATCAACAGAAGAGGTTGTTGTTACGATCAAAGGAGAATCGCCACCTCCCGAAGAGGAAGAGAAGCAGGCACCCGAATGGGTGCGTAACCTGAGGAAAAGCTACCGAGAGTTGCAGCGCGAGAAGCGCGAACTCGAGGAAAAGCTCAAGACGGTACTACCGGCACCAGAGACAAATCCTGTTGATCCGGGCAAAAAGCCGACACTCGAGCAGTGCGATTACGATTCAGACAGGTTCGAGAACGAACTGGCGGCATGGTTTGAGCGCAAGCGGCAGTCTGAAGAGGCTGCGGCGAAGCAGAGAGCCAAGCAACAGTCCGAGCAGGAATCCTGGCAGAAGAAGTTGGAAGGCTACAACCAGAGTAAGTCTGGCCTAAAAGTGTCTGATTTCCAAGAAGCTGAGGAGACAGTTCTCGAGAATCTGAGTGTAACGCAACAGGGCATTATCCTTCAGGGCGCCCAGAACCCCGCCGTAATGGTCTATGCCTTAGGCAAAAACCCAAAGAAGGCCAAGGAACTGGCAGAGATCACCGACCCGGTTCAGTTCGCGTTCGCGGTAGCGAAACTCGAGACTCAACTGACGGTGACTCGCAAACAACTCCCACCTCCCGAAAAACGAATTGTAAGCAATGGGAATCCCGGCACATCGAGCGTTCAGCTTGATCGGTTGCGTGAAGAGGCGGCCCGCACCGGGGATTACTCCAAGGTTCTCGCCTTCAAAAAGCAGTTAAAAAATCAATCCAACTAGTTTATGGCTAATTCATTCAGCAAAGAAGAAAGGGTGGCGTTTGAGAACCTTCTCGAAGGGTTCCAAGACGCTCTTGTTTTGTCCCGCAACGTCTCGATCTACAACACGGATCAGACGATGATGGAACGCACCAACAACGTCATCTGGAGGCCGCAGCCTTATATCGCGAAGTCCTACTCGGGCACCGATATGACCAGCAACTTCACCGACTACACGCAGCTCTCCGTCCCTGCAACGATTGGCTACAACCAGTCTGTGCCCTGGATCATGTCCGCCACGGAACTCCGTGACGCGCTCCAGGAATCCCGTCTCGGTGACGCTGCCAAGCAGAAGCTGGCGAGCGACATCAATGTGGCTGTCCTCAACGTGGCTTCCGCTCAGGGCACGCTTGTTGTCAAGCGTCTCTCGGCAGCGACCGGCTTTGATGACGTCGCCCAGTGCGAGGCCATCTTCAACGAGCAGGGCGTGCAAGACTTCGACCGCTATCTGGCGCTCTCGACCCGCGACTACAACGGCATGGCGAACAACCTCGCCGGTCGTCAGACGCTTCAGGGCAAGACGCTGACTGCTTACGACCGCGCCTTCATCGGCCAGGTTGCCAGCTTCAGCACCTACAAGCTCGACTACGCGAACCGCATTGCGGCAGCGGCTGGGTCCGGCATCACGATTGACACCCGCGACTCGGCTGGCAACTACCAGATCCCGAAAGCGGTGACCAGCTCACCCACGACGGCTGAACGCCTCAACGTGGACAACCGCTACCAGTCCGTGACTGTGAGCAGCACGACCGGCGTTGCCGCTGGCGACTGCTTCACGATCGCCGGCGTGAATGCCGTGCATCACATCACCAAGGGCGACACCGGCCAGTTGAAGACCTTCCGCGTCATCAGCGTGACCGACAGCACCCACATGGTGATCAGCCCCGGTATCGTGTCCAACCAGGTTCCCTCTGCGGCTTCCGCCGAGTACCAGAACTGCGTTGTTAACACCAAGGCCTCCAACAGCGCAATCGTGTTTTTGAACACGGTGGCGGCTCCGATCAACTGCTTCTGGCAGAAGGACGCCATCGAAATTCTCCCCGGTCGTTATGCGGTTCCCGCTGACGCTGGCGCGAACGTGATGCGTGCATCCACTGATCAGGGCATTGAACTGGTCATGCAGAAACAGTACGACATCAAAACGATGAAGACCCACTACCGGCTCGACACGCTCTTCGGAGTTGTGAACAAGCAACCCGAAATGAGCGGGATCATCCTGTTTGGTCAGTCGTAGTCTGACATTCACTGGGGGAGAGCGGTTGACTCCGCTCTCCCCTTTGTGTATCAACTCTTTATGCCACTAAAAAAAGGTTACTCACAGAAAACGATCTCCAGCAATATCAGCCGGGAGATGAAAGCCGGTTATCCCCAGAAACAGGCCGTTGCCATCGCGCTCAGTACGGCTCGTAAAGCCAAGCAGGCGGCAGGGAAACCCGTTGGAAAACTCAAGAAATGACTGAGTTCCCCGCATTTGTTTATCAGGCCACCGGCAAGTACCAACGCCCCGGCGGCGGATACGATTTTTTACACGTCAAAGACGAAACGGAGTTCCAAAATGCGCTCGCTGACGGCTGGTTTGAGACGCTTGAAGCAGCAGTGGAAGCCCGCAAGCCCAAGAAGTTTGCAGAAACACCCGTTTCCAAGGCCGCAGAGCCTGTTTCTGAGCCTTCTGTGGATGATAATGCTCCACCTACCCGCGAAGAGCTTGAAGCCAAGGCCACAGAGCTAGGAATCAAGTTTGATGGCAGGTATTCGGACAAGAGAATCGCGCTGCTAATCGACGAAGCACTCGCAAAATGACATGAGCTGGACCAAGAAACAGATTATCGAGCAGGCTTTCGAGGAGATTGGGTTGGCGTCGTACATTTTCGACCTCACACCGGATCAACTCGACAGTGCGCTCAGGCGTCTGGATCTGATGGTTGGCTCGTGGCTGGCAAAGAACATCCGGATTGCATATCCGCTGCCGGAAAGTCCTCAGAACAGCAGTATTGACGAGGAAATTGATGTGCCGATCCAATGCAATGAAGCTCTGGTTCTTAATCTTGCGGTTCGTCTGGCTCCTTCCTATGGGAAGACACTCACTCCGGAGACGAAAGCGAACGCGAAACTGATGTACGACCAGCTTCTTGTGGAGGCTGCGGCTCCGATTGAGCAGCAATTCGTTAAAACACTGCCACTTGGTGCTGGATACAAGCGCACCGAGCGTGTATTTGTAAATGATCCGGATCTGAACCCGATTATCGTTCAGAACAACGGACAGGCACTCTTTAAGAACCTACCATAGTATGGCTATCGAACGACTTTCATTGCTGGATCAAATCACACCGTCCACGGTTGTTGCCGTGAACCAAGACGGCATTGATTACCGCGCCAACATCGGCACCGTAGCCACTTACATCAACCAGCAGGGCGGTTCTGGTGACGGCAAGATCCTTCAGTACTCCGGCCCCACTGCAACGGGGTTCACGACCACAATCAACAACAGTAGTTCCAGCGTGTGGCTCGTGTTGACTCCGAACGCGACACTTGCCGCTGGCACAATCACGCTGCCGAATGTGGCCAACTGCGTTGAGTCACAAGAGATCCTTGTGAGTTCCTCTCAGACGGTTACGGCACTGACCATCGGGCTCAATGGAGCACTGGCCGTGGGGGCGCCTACAACGATTACTGCGGGCGGTTTCTTCCGCTTGCGTTTTGAACCAATTCTAAAGACCTGGTATCGGGTCGGCTAACCAAAATCAACCTATGGGACTCGCATTTCAACCTGCTTACTCAACCGGCGTTACAGTGACGCCAAACACAACTTCGGCTTCTGTCACTCTTGGTTTTACCTCTGAGTCGCTTGTGTTCACAAACCTCGGATCCACGATTGTGTATGTCCGCGTGGGCACGGCAAGCAGTGGGGCTCCTGCCACGACCGCAGGCTACCCCGTTCTTGTTGGATCCCAGGTCTCCATCGGCAAAGATCAGGACGACGATACAGTCTCCTTCATCTCGCCTGCCGGGGCTGGATCTTTGCATATCATTCAGGGCATCGGCATCTAATGATTCGTTTCCTATCCAGACGCCGGTCTAAGACGCCTGCTACTGCTGGGGGTGGTATTCCACCGGTAGTTACATACACTTACCTGCGTCCCGACGGGACTTCTCAGTACAAACGCCCTGACGGCACTTCCAATTACATCAGACCCTAGTTATGGCTAATCTCACAGTTTCAACAGATATCGATAACTTCATGGCTTCCGCCAATAATGCGGCGGCCAGAACTTCTCTTGGAGTTCCTGCTTCGACGACCACGATCTCTGCTGGGACAGGTTTGACTGGTGGTGGGGATCTGAGTGCTAACCGCACGCTGGCAGTGTCCTACGGCACAACAGCCGGCACTGCCGCTGAAGGCAATGACAGCAGGCTTTCTGATGCCCGTACTCCTACTGCTCATGCTTCTACTCATGCCACTGGCGGATCGGATGCGATTAGTCCTTCCAGCATTGGTGCTGTTGCCACATCTCGCACGATTACAGCAGGCACTGGATTGACTGGCGGTGGCGACCTTACAGCAGATCGTACGCTTGCTGTTTCGTATGGCACGACTTTAGGCACCGCAGCACAAGGGAATGACTCCCGTCTTTCTGATGCCCGCACTCCCACAGCGCACGCCTCGACACATGCGGCGGCTGGCAGTGATCCAATCACGATTACCTCTGCTCAGATCAGTGGTTCTTTGACGCAGAACACGAGCGGCACTGCTGCGGGCCTGAGTGCAACGCTTGCTGTTGGCTCTGGCGGAACTGGCGCTACAACTGCCGCTGCTGCTTTAACAAACCTTGGCGGCGCTGCATCTGCAAATATTCAAGTATTCACATCAAGTGGAACTTGGACAAAACCAACTAATGCAAAGTCAGTTGTGTTTGAATTGGTATCAGGTGGAGGAGGTGGTGGAGCAGGTGGCAAGGCTGCATCTGGAACTGCTGTTTATGGAGGCGGTGGTGGTGGAGCAGGAGGATATGTTAGGGTTGCCGTTGATGCTACTGAGTTAGTTGACGCAACATACACAATTACAGTTGGAGCAGGAGGAAGCGGAGCCATTTACGGAGGTGCTATTGCAACCACTGGTGGACTTAGCTCAGTTGCAGGAGCAACAGTTTTAACAATCGCTCGTTGTATTTCAGGTACGGTTCCAGGTGGAAATGGAGGGACAACTGCACCAGCCGCAGGATCAGGAGGTGCTCCAAATTCAAACGCTGGAGGACTTTCTAGCATTACAGCAGCAGCTCCAAGTGGGGCATCTGCTTCAAATGCACCAACAGGCGGCGGTGGTGGTGGCGGTATTTCTGCAACTCCAACTGGATTTGCCGGAGGCGCTAGCACAAATCCATTTACATCAATTTCATCAACAGCAGGTTCTGCATCAACAACTGGAAATGGAGGAAATGGAACAGTTCCAACTCCTAGACCTGTTTCTTCGTTGGTTATGAACGGAACAGGAGGAGGCGGAGGAGGCGCATCTACATTTGCAAGCGGCAATGGCGGCAATGGCGCAAATGCAACCGGAAACGGAAATGGCGGCGGCGGTGGCGGAGCAACGATTGGCTCTGGCAACGGAGGCAATGGTGGAAATGGCTCAAATGGCATTGTTGTAATCACAACTTATTTCTAACCATGAAATACGCAGTAATTAATTCTGAGACAAACATTGTTGAAAATATAATTATCTGGGATGGAGTCACGCCATGGACTCCTCCAGATGGTTATTATGTTGAGCCTATTGGCGCTTCTGGCGCAGGTATCGGCTGGAGTTTCATAAACGGTCAATTTGTGCCACCTGCTCCTGAAGAAAATGCCTAAAAAACAGGTCAAC